ATCGCAAACAACAGCGCATCGTTGCTGCGCACCGGATACCAGAGGATCGGATTCGGCAGCACCGCATTGCGAATCCACTGCTCGATTGACGGCCGATCGTACTCATTGGGGTAACGGTGATTGACGATGCCCATGATCCAAGGCACGTCGTCCTGGGTGATGCGTCTTACCAGAATGGGAACGTAAGGGTCGCGTTGACTGTCGCGTCCTCCGCTAGCATGTGTTCCTGGTTGTTCACGAACTCCCACCATGACCGCTTCTCGTCGTTCGCGAGATTGGTGTCCACCAGCGGCTGTCTAGTGGGGATGCCGAGCGTGCCGGTGAAATCGATATGCGCTTGTCCATGCACGAGAAGCCAAAATGGTTTCTCAGTAGACGGATCGACAAAATACGGGATCAGCGTGAAACGGTCCAGAGGCGCCATAGCGCCCAGAACATCCCGGTGCCTCATCGCGTGGTCAAACGCGAACGCCTTTTGCTGGAGCGGGTTATCCCCCATCGTGAGGATTTGGGCCATCTACCGCCGTCCGCGGATTTCGCGCGAGACAAGGGTCGAGCCCTCTTGGTTCGGCTCTCGCCTAAGTGACGTTCCCACCGGATCAAACCCACGGGGCGTTATCCTATCCATGCCCATGTCACTACCGCCGCCGCCAATAACGGCCCCACCTCGAGGCCCGACGCCTGGCATGGTGCCGAGCCGCAAAGGCCCTGCGACTGAGCGATTTGATCTCTGCCAGCCGTCCGCGTTCTGAAACTCCGCGACCGGCTGATCGTCCATTTTCGGAGCCCAGGGCCCTTGTTTGTACCTTTTCTGCGCCATTAGCGAGTGTTCCTTCTAAACCGTCTGTAGTTCCGATTACCATAGCGGATGCTTGGCATCCATGTACGATGGATCGGCTCTCGCAAGTGTCGCAGAAGAGGACGCGCCATACGATCTATTTCGCCACCTCCGGCGCGGTCCATCAGCATGCGGTTGCCGCTGCGTTTGCCGCTATCGTCGGGCATCAGGTAAGCTCGTAGATGTTGCCGGCAGACGGCGCGGTCGCCGTACCGTCCGATTTTATCAGCGAGGCCGTGCCACTTGTAAACACCCATGTGCCAGCCGGAATGGTTGCTCCTGATGCAACCGCTTCTGCCGTGCCCATGTTGATCATCGCCGCACCGCTGGCCCCACTGCCGATCGCGACCATGTTGGGCGGGATCAGCACCCAAGCTGTCTGTGTCTCCTGGTCGAAGCCTATGCGGCTGGTCACAAGTGTCGGATCTGCCATTAGCGCCTCCTACGTCGCGCTCGAGCCCTGCGCAAGTTACGCCGGCTAGCGCGCCTCTGCGCCTTTGTCGGCCACTTCGACATCGGTAAACCTGAGCGTTACCTTCTCCGACGCCGCGCCATCCTGACCTCCTATCAACTCCACATATGTTCGCCAAGGCATTACGACTGTAGGTTGTGGGTCCTGATTTTCTCTTAGGAACAAAAGATCGTTTTCCCCGAGCCACTTTTTTTGGGTCGTAAAGCATTTGCCGTTCTTGCGGGCTTTCACTTCGGCCACAAAAGGACATGCACGGCCACGAAAATAGATATCGACGTCATGACCGCTGTTACGAAAACGACTAGCGCCAGAAAGAGGATATCTCTCAGCGTGAATACCGATGTCTTCGTGAAGCTTGACGAGCTCCCGCTCCGCTCGATCGCCCTTTTGCCTGTGTCTCGCACCGCTCATCTCCGATGACTCCTCACTGGACCGGCTCTCCCGCCCGGCCTGGGTGTCCAACGGCTTGATCGCCGCGGACCATGACGTGCGCGTGACCAATCGCCTGGGTACGCGTCACGAAACCATGGTAAACGGCGAACAGGCCCTCGACCACCTGGATGATGGAGTTTTCGCTTCATCGGCCTCTCCCGGCTCCGCGGAACCCGCCGAATCGCATCCCAAACCGGGGACCGAAACGGCCTCTCCTACGGCCTCGCCGAAAGCGCCGGCCCCAGGCTGGTGCCCACATCGGTGGACCACGCCTGCGGCGTCTCAAGCCTCGTCTGCGCCTGAAGCGGGGCATTAGCGCCTCCCGCGTCGGCCTCGCCTTCCCATCGCTACAGGCGAACAGTCACGCGCGTATTCTGCCCGAAACCGCCGAATAGGAACTTCGGTCTTGGGACGACGTGTGCCAAATCTGCCTGCAGGATCGACGCGAGATCGTTTGCCGAGGTTTGTATGTCTACCTCTGCGCGCCATCGCAACCTCCTAGCGCCGCCGTTTCCTGGCTCTAATGCGCTTGGCGCGACGGGTCATTCTGAGCCGATGCCGGCCCCTACGACGTTTACGTGCCATGTTGGTTTCTCCATCCGTAGCGTGGGATACTACCTTCGACGACCACGCCGGCCACGACGATGCCTACGGCGATATCGTGCCATCATTGCCTCCCTGGTTAGAGTTACGCGCCGAAGAGCGTTCGCTCTTCCTCGTACAAGTATATTCGCTCAATGGTAAAATCTGGACTTAGCGATGCGAGGTCCAATGAGCCGGCCAAGCCCATGCCGGAAATCGCCCACGGCTCAATGCCATAGATCTGACCGGGCGGGATCGAGAACGCGACATCCTGCGTTCCGCCGGGAATGCCGCCGCCTGTGGTGTTGAACGCGCCCGTCAATGACACGCCGCCGCCGTTGTAGTCGTGGATCTCAACCACGACGCGCCGGAAGTTTTTGATTGTCATGTGCTGCGACGCGCGATCGCCTTTGAAGGCCTTCGTGCTCAATCGTTTCGGCAGCGTATTATCTGGCTTCGCAAACAATTGGTACAGATGCGTGCCATCAGTGCCATACGGTGTAATGATCGAGTCCTGCTCATAACTGCCAATGTTCGTTAGCTCGAGGTTTTGCGAGGCTACGCTCCACTTCTGTCCATCCCTGGTTGGGCCGTGCCACATCAGAAGCAGATTGCGCGTCACCGTGAATGGATCGGTGAATCTCGCATTGAATAACATCACTCTGTAACCAAACATCGTCGCCGGTGCCATGGTCGGCATGTACAGGCTGGTGTCGAGCGTGTTGAAAATGTTGGTGGTCTTCTCGCCGATGTTCTGCGCATCGCCGCCTTCCATCAACCATAGACCGGCACCGTTCCACATGGTCATGAACCGGCCCCACGTTCCAACCGGGCGTGGGAAACGCTGTCCGACTTGCGGATCGAGATTTTCGTAGTTGAACGTTGTTGTTGCTAATGCGCCTGTCTGTGGATTCGGCGCGCTGGTCTGGATGTTCGAGATGATGTCGGTCGAGGAATCGCCAAAAACGAACAGGTAACCTGCAGCGGAGTGCAGGTCCATGTACGAGTACACTAGTTTGTTGCCGAAATATCCAAAAGAGCCGCCGCCGCCAACAGTAGAAAAATCAGCGCCGTTTTGCGGAGCACTGAAGCTGATAACATCTTTGCCAGCAACAAACACGCGAGCATGATACACTTCCATCGTGTAGATGCCGGGCAATCCGCTCGGCATCGGTGGGATCGGCGCGGTCGGATCTGTCTCGGCTAAATTCGTCAACCAATCGGGAGCTGGATCTCCGGGTGACCACAGCGTGGTCCCATCCCAGGCGTAATAGCCCTGCGGACTGCCAAACAGCACGCCACCGTTTTGTCCGGCGACTTGTCCAAAATACTTCGGCCGCCAGACGACAGCCGCCGCCCACCAGTTCGGCGTTAGCGCCTGCCAGATTTGTCCGACGCGGGTAACATGACCGGAGTCGAGGTCGACTTCTTCAACAATGCCTGCGGTGTTTGAGGTATCGTTAGGAGAGATGAACATCCAACCCAGACGTCCGGGTGGCGGTGCAGAATTCTGTGGCGTGAATCCATCGGGTCCGTTGCCGTAGAACCCGAAGAACATTCTTCGGATCGTATAGCCGGTGGGTGCTGTGTATATGATTGGACCGTGCCCCCAGCACGTACGCAAATTTCCCGGCCCGATCTGGAAGAAGTTTTCATCCCACCATTCCTCCTCGTTATCGATGCTGGCGCGGCGGGCTTGCTGGTTCAAGCCCTTCCATTGCTCGAGCATAAGAATTGACGGAGGGTTGTCGCTTTGCAATGGCATCGCAGTTCACCAGTTTGTACAGCGCGCCGCGGCCAATCTTGGTCGTGATCTTCCAACCCTGTGGCCACAGCTCGCGATTGGCGTGTTTGATCAGCACAGGTATCACTCGCATATCGCTAGGACCGCCATCGGGATCATCGGCGTAGACAAAATCAAACAGGTCTTTCCGCATCAAGCCTTCTGGATGTTTCGACAACACTTCCACGATACGTCTGCGCACAGGACCTGAGACGGTGAGATCAGGCGGAAACGGTCGACCGCAATGTGGGCAGCATCTCATCATGCACTCCGGATCGTAGCGCCATACGGATTTTGCAAGAGGGTCGGGCATACCACTGAAGCACACATTGGCAGATCGTTGTTAAACAAGGCTGCCATCGCTGCAGCATCTTCACGTCGTTGCTGTTGTAGCAATGCCAGTGTCGCGGCCCAGTACGGCACAGCATCGCTCCACGGAAAGGGAATTGGATCAGGATCTGAGTCGTTCAAGAGCGGAGAGGGAATGATGTTTAGATCGACCTCCATAGGCTGTTCAGTCGACGGAATTGGCGCGAGATAAAGTGATGCCGCTGGCCCGCGCCCATACTGCGCGTACCATCCCGGTTCTGAGATCCAGCCGTAAAACGTCCCGTTATAAATTCGAAATCTGGCCTGAAAATCGACCCAGACGATGCGCCGCCAGACCGGTTTCCATCCACCCGGCCCGATTGAGACAGCCAGAGAGTTACAATGCAGTATGGATTCAGCGCCAGGCATGACTTCTTGGACAAGAGCGATCCAATCCTTGAAAGGATAAACTTCCTGCCCCTGATGTGTCTTCGTGCCTGGCGGAACGCAACGCACGCAGCCAGAAATGCCGGCGATACGCCGGCGAGATCGATTGATGTAGTTGATGATTGTAGGTATCGGGAAGAACTGAGCGTTTTGATCGTTCAATAGGTTCTGAACGTCTGTGATGTAATTCGCCAGCATCGCTCAATCCAAATCATGGAAACCATGGCGTCCATCCGCCGATTATCACGTTCTGGGTGGTGACCGTCATGGGTGGAAAAGCTGGCCACTGATTGAAGATGTTTGCGAACACAACAGTGGGATCGGGAAAGACCGTTGTGAACGCAGGAAAGATCGGGTCCGGCTGCGGCGGATCAGCGGGCAGCGCCGGAAATACAATCCACGGAGGTTCGCCGTTGGTCATCAGAACGCCGCTCCTCCGGTGATGCCGTCAACGATGATGCCGGTCGACGGTTTGCTGCAAACCAAGTTCAACGCAGTGAGTGTCAGACCGACACTTGCGATCTGTCCTTGAGGAATCGTGCTGTACCATCCGGTCCAAGCGAAGTTGCAATCTTGGTGTATGACGAGAGTGATGTAGCGTGAGTTGAAACCGAATGCTGTACCAGGGGGGCACGAGAGATCAAAAAATATTGGGGTGTCGCCAAGGAGTAGACCACGGAAGCCAGAATTAACGGGATCATCTTTGCCCCAGCGGCTCGACGGATCATTGTTATATCTCTCGACTGCCATAAACGACGTCATCAGCGTCGTCCAATCTTCGATGCTCATCACCCAAAAATCGGTGGCCTCGCCGCCGGCATTCTTTGCCGCTTGCAGCATAAACGGAATGAAACCGACTCTGGTCAAGACATCGCCGGCACCTGCGACGTTCAAGCCAGCCCAGGTTGGGTAAGTCCCACGATCGAGGCCGCCGTAGACACCAGTTGCACCGTATGCGTCGCGCAGCGAGTACATCTGCAGGACGTTGGTGATTGCCGGACCAAACAGTGCATTGGTGAGTGCCTCAAGTGCAGAATTTTTCATGTCGTTCAATTTCAACATGAGCCTGCTTGCAACCGCGATGGCGTCCTGAGTGACAAGTTGCTCGAGACCGAGGCTTGTCACCGGAGTCGCCAACGCGCACAAATTAAATTCGGCATTGACGGTGGCGGCCACGTCCGCCGGCAAGTTGAATTGACCCGCAGGACCAATCCAGCTGGAGTTTACATAGCGACCTGTTTGCACAGGCTGGGTGTACGGTGACACGCCACCCGATGCGCGGATGGCATTTCTGAGCAAGAGTGCCAGCAAGGGGTTCTGTTTGTAAATTAGAACCACGACCATCTGCGCGAAGACTCTGCGCACTGTCGCTTGCAATTCTAGGCCGATTGGCCCGGACGGAATCAGGCCGGCACCGAGGATGGGCATTGGTTATCTCCAACCGTTTCGGGCGCGTGCTTGATCTTCTCGCAGCGCGCGTAAAATCTCCTTTTCTCCCCATTTCTCCGGATCTTTGGCTATCTCCGCGAAGCCATCTTGCTGATCATGCCGCCAGAAGCGGCTCTCGTTCGCCGGCTCGCTTGCGGCCGGGTCTTGAGATCGCATGTAGGTCGCTGCAACGTCGTAGTTCGGGATCTCGAGCTCGACCATCATCTTCTCGAGCTTCTTCATGTCCTCGTCGTTGTAGTGGTACTTGTCTTGCGCCGCTTTGCGGTCTGCTTTCCACTTTTCGTCTTCGTCTTTCTTTCGTTTTTCTGCCGCGCTGGTATCGCGGGCTTGCTTTTCTTGCGCAAAACGTGCCTCCACCTTCTCCTCGATGTCGTAATCGGGGATTTGCAAATTGGGATATTTTTTCTTGATGAGCTTCTTCGCTTCCTTGTTGAGAGCTGGATCGTTGTAGATGCTCTCGACGAAGTCCGCGACCATCCGCCTGTTCTCGTAATAGGCGTGCTCTTGGTCTGAGATCTCACGGGGCATGATTGACCCCCGCACCGAGGAGACATTTCGCGGCTTCGACCCGCTCGGTCATCTCCTCGTCTTCATCGGTCATGACCGCGTAAAGAAATTCGATCGCTTCAGCGGAATAGCGCCGCAATAATCGACCGTGCGTCTCAGTCCACTGCTCTGGATCGAGCATCTGCACTAACTCAGCCATGAGTCACCTCATGCCGAATTAGATTTGCCAATTATTCTCGGCTGGAGTGGCACGCCCCCTTCGGGACGTGGGACCACTTTCGGGATGGCTCCCCATTCCGACACCTCGCTCTGAGTGTCGACTTGCAACACCGTGCGAGGCGGTGTCTCGGGGGGCGAGGTGATGGGCGGATCGAATGACCGATTCATTGCCATGGAATTTTACCTCTCTTGGCTAGGTTTCCTTAGCCATCGGCATCTCCATGACAGTTGCTGGTGGTTAGGCGTTGCGGATGCGTCCAATCATCCGCAATGCCGTTATTGCATTAGGCTCCCGGTAACGGTGCTGCGGGCATCCCTGGCTGCGGTGCTTGACCTCCGCGACCGCCCTGTTGCTGTGAAATCATCTGCAAGAGCGCGTTCTTCTTCGACTGCCGCGCCATGTCCTGAAACATCGTCATCTCTGTGCCGGCGGTCGGCGATCCCTTCGCCAGATGCCGGCTGATTTGTTTCAAGGCGGTAGCCACTGCGCCATACAGCGGATTGGTCGGGTCCATACCCATCAAAGCCGCCGCCATCATCTTTGCCGCACCCGAAATCTGCGTCATCGAGTCCGCCTGGTTTCCGGGTCCTTGCGCGGTCGGCTGCGCACCTTGAAGGTTGCGCGTGAGCGCAGCAAGTCCAGCACCACCAACACCAGGACGACCCGCAGCACTAGGGGCAAGAGGACTGCCAGCACCCGTGCCGGGATTACCGAGCCCACCTTGCTGACTTGCGCCGAGAATATCACCGAGCGCCATCGGCATCTCCGGAAAGCCGCTCCCGCTGTTTACCTGACCCATGTCGGAGGCACTTGCCAGGCGGGGAGGGCGAGAGCGGCGAGGCGGTAACCTACTCCTAGTCCCGATCTTGAGGCAACACCCCTACCGGCGGCGTTTACCCCCTCCACGGCTCGCCTGAGGCAATCCGATCACATCCCTAACGAGGTCTTCCTGCTTTTGTTGCTGCGCGGCTTGTGCCTGCGCCTTCTGCCGCTGCTTCATGCGGGCGAGGATCAAGTCGGCGGACGGCGGATGCACCATGTGGACTATATCCTCGCCGTCGACTGCGCCGAGCTTCGCCAGGAACGCGGCGAGCTGGCGGTTGTCTTCAGCGAAGGCCGGGCTCGCACTGTGGCTGTCGACTTGGATTTGGAAACCTTCCGGCATTTGCAGGAGGCGGAAGTCGATGCCTTTGTCGGTTGTGTAGATCGAGGGGTCTTGGGCTTGCATGATGCGGAACGCGATGTATCCGACCTCTGCAAGCTGTCGCTCAATCCTTGCTGCCTGATCGATGAGGCGCGGGCTACTAGTTCGAACCAGAGTTTGCGCGTGCACTCCGGCACGAACACCAGGTTCGCCCTGCCCTGACATGACAGGACTAAACCCGCTGGCTTCATCGAACATTTTCCAGATGAATTCGAGTTCTTCCATGTAGCCTTGCGGAGGCGGCTCGACCATTTTTGTTGCTTTTGCATTCGGATTGCTGTCTGCGAGGAAGCCGCCTTCATTGATAACTTTAAAATACATGTCTTCGGTCACGCCGCTAAAGCCGGTCAGCGTATACGGTGCCGAGGCATTACGATCCCACATGACCTTGAGATCTCTTAACCTCTTGTTTAGGAGATCTTGCAACATTTGCACATCAGCCAGCATCGATCGTCCCCAGAAATAAGCTGGGGTGTTCTGTGGCTGGATCTTGATAAACGGAGATCGGTCTGGCACGCGCGATAGGTTGCGCTTGTCTTTCGTAGCCGGCGTAAGCGGATAAACGATGATATCGGGATAGATCAGTTGCACGGTCGTGTAGTCGCCGGGATGCGCGGCCTCTCGATCACGCACCCACAATTCGCAAAGCTTGACGGTCTCGAGAAACTTCGCCTGCGGTCGCCAGGGTATAGGCATCGGGAAAATGTTGGTTATACCCGCCGCTTCCGGCTGATCGCCGACATTACCCAGCGGGTGAAGTCCGCCAACAACCATTTGATGTACATAGTTCGTTTCGGACTGATCTCGTTCATACTGGCGTGCAGATTCAATCCGCGCCATGATTTCGGTGAGGCGGGGATGGTTGTCTTGCTGGAGCTGCGAGCGGAGTCGGGACATCGTCGGGTAGCTGACATGGCAAAACACCTCCTGTTCGTCGAGGCTGGTAATCGTTTCCGAGAGCACGCCGAAATTCTGCGGGTGCACGGGATCTGCCGAAAACGTCATTCCGCGTGGACGCACTTTGAGCAGCTGGCAACCGTTCACCAGCGACCAGACGACAGCCTCCGCAAACGTCACATCTGCATCGGTCTGCCTGAAGTCAGCGGATAGTTTCTCCGAGCACACCTGGCTGCGCTCGAGCACGTCTTCCGGCTCGGTTGTGTCGTACAACAGATTGAATCTGACATCGGACGGTTGCATTAAGAAACCGGCCAGCTTGTCTACGAAGCTTTTGCATTTATTATATATAGCAGCCCTACTGTCCTGACTGCCCATGTAGTAGTACTGCGAGGCGCGAGCATAGACGCCACCTCGCTCATCGGCCGAGCCCATGCATTCTTCGGAGATCTCCCGCGCCCACTCCTGGAGATCATCCATCTCTCTCGGAATTCTCAGCATCTTGCCTCACCTTGGTCGCCATCTGAGCAACTCCCTACCTAGATCAGTTGGCACCAGCTTCATGTCGCCTTCCGGCGTGTCTTCCCAGTACGCGAGGCCGGC